ATCCATATTATATAAATCTATCCTCTTCTGGTTCTTTACCAATGGCTGTTTCCATAAATCGTTCAAGCTCTTGGTCAAGTAAATCTTCTTTGTGTTGGTTGTACGATAAGACTTGGTCTCTATCCATACGCTGTACCCAATAATTAGCAGCAATAGCAAGCGCATCAATTTGGTCATCATGTCTTAGAGCTCCTTTGTCTCTAGTTATCCTAGTCATCTGTCTAAATAACTGATGGTCAGGTTCTAGTTTAAAGTCTTCTTTAATAATTAAATCATCAATAACTAACCTATGACTATTCATAATAGGCTCTAAAGTATCAATAATACGCTTTTCTTTCTGTATATTATGTCTTACTTCTTCTATTTCACATGGGTGTATTCTAGCCATAACAGGTTTTAATAACTGTGTAGCCATTCCATCACCAAAGTTACTCTCAATTACTACATAGTTTACATCTTGTTGTTTAGCAATTTGTGACAATCTAGCCATAGTATCTTCACTATAACCACCATCTAAAGAACCTATGGCAGTCAAATAAAGCACTCCATGAAGCATTTTAAGCACCGCATACGCTGTTTTGTCTTCCCCACGACCAGAAGGGTCAATTGACATAACAGACCCCTCAAAAGGCGTAAACTCAGGACTGATATGCATTGGTGCCACATAATAATCACCTTTTAAACCTACGTTTGGTATCTCAGGGTCAATAGCTTTCATCTGTTCTGGAGATGATGCCCATTGTAATTTAGCCGGAGCTTCTGTCCATTTAGAACAACCTGATAATACAATTAAATCGTTTAGTTTTAAAGGGTATCTATTAGCGTCAGACATTGTTGTGTCTAACATAAATTGTAAATTAAACCCTGAACGTCCGTATGAAGACATACGTTCTAATAAGTCTACTTCATCAAATCTCTTAGGGTCTGTAGGCTTACCTTCACTATCTGTTACATCTGCAATCATTGGAGCTATCTTATGTCCATAACCTGTTAATTGTTCTTTAGTAGGATATAAAGCTGTCCATATCTTAGTTTTAAAACCACGTTCTTCTAAGTCATTGTATAATGACATTTCTGTTTGTGGTGTACCTAGAAATATAATTCTTCCTACCTCAGGTTTGATAATTGCATCAAATTCTTTTACTGTTTCACCTAATCTATCTCTCATTAGCTGTGTCTGAGAGTTGTTAGCACTCTCTACGTCATCAGCAATGATTAAGTCTGCACGTGAACCTGTTAATTGTCCTGTAATACCCATAGACTTAACAGAAGGTGCGTGTGAAGCTGTAGCCGGAGCTACATCAAAACTAACCTTAGAGTGTCTTTGATTGTCTCTAGGTTGTAAATGTTGTAATATAGGCATTTCACCTATTAATCTTTGTGTAAATGTACTGAAATCATCAGCCCTGCTTTTAGATGCAGATACTACAAGTATATTACGTTGTGGATTAAGTAATAATTGGTGACATACAAATGCTGAAGTAATCCAAGATTTACCTACACCTCTAAATGCTTCTATAACTAATCTTTTTTCTTTAGACTGTAGATAGTCAGCTATATCATATTGTATTGGTGTTGGTTCCGGAAGATTTAAATGCTTCCAACAAAGATATAAAAAGTTTTTAAAATTTTTAAGTTTACTATTCATCTGTATCAAAAGGTACTTCGTCTAGTATGTTATCAGGCTTCTTTTGTAAACTATCTGTACTATAAGTCTTACAAACCTCAAGACATACTTTCATTTCTGAAGCAGTCAACTCTTGTCCTGACTTTAATTTTGAATATGCGTGTTTAACCAGTAATTCAGGTAACTCTTTAATGATATTATCTAAATTATTGTGGTCTACCTTGTCTGTTGTACTTTTTGAAAGTGCTTCTTTTGTTTGGTCGTTTGACATGTATTCCTTTTCTCTTCTTAGGTTTTTCTCTTACTTCAAATTCTTTAAATTTTTTTGCCATAATTATCTACTTGTTAATCTGTCCATGTGATTGTATATTCTGCCTATTTGTTTATCAATAGACATAATTTCTTCAGTTAACATACCAAGATGAACTTGTAATTCCACAATAGTCATTAATACATAAGTTGATAAACCAAGTAAAATAGTGCCTAATAAACCTATTAACATTGTATTGTGTTGTCTTTTCATAAATTATTTTTTAACTAATGAGCCACCAAAGTATAAACCAATAATAGCTGATACTAAGTTAGTATCTAATGGTGTAATAACTAAACTATTAGAAGATAGTGTTACCCATTTCATTATTTCTTTTTCAGGTATAAAGAAAAATGCAGGTTTAAATTCTAAATAACCTACAATTACACTTACATCTGGTTGAAATATTGGCATTAATTTAGGTAATAATACTATAGCAAACACAGCAGTTAATGCTATAATTCTTCTTGTCCACTGAAAGCCTACATTGTCGTATTCTCTAGCTTCTTTAAAACCTTTTTGTTGTATATCAGCTCTTTGTATAAGCATTTTTTGTTCTGCTTGTTTTGCTTTTATACTTTGTGACCAGATACTCATTACTCCACCTAATATAGTAGAGCCAAGCATAGTTATCATTTCAAATGGCATATATTATAACCACCATAAAAACACAGACCATAAAATAAATGCTGTTAACATTTTTTTATCTGTATTCATTATATAAATTTTAGCTTTATTTCTCCAGTATCTTGGAGTATCTCCAAATATCATCATGCATTATCTCCTAGTTTTTCACACTTCATTGATATATAAATTTGTCTTTCTATAAATTCTTCATTTACAGCCTGACCGATTGCTAATATTGTATTATTACAATCTTCTTCTGTTTGTAATTTACCAGTTAAAGGTAAATCACCTGTCATGCATAAATTTTGTCCACTGACATTTAGCACACAAAGTAATGCAACTATTTTAAACATTTACTAACTTTCTTTCCCGCATTTACACCGTGTTTAATAATGTAACTTTGCGTACCGTTAGCACCTGTTTCTACTTCTTTTTTTAAATTTATAAATAATTCTTTATTTTTTTTATTTTGCTGTATTTCTTGACTGTGTTTTTCTAATAGTTTTGTGTCTCTCATTTTTTTTAAATAAATTTTCTAACCATTCAAAGAACGTATCTATTGAACCAAAAAAATTATATAACAATCTATCAATCATTATTTAAATTGAAAAAATCCTATAATTCCTATTATTAATGTTCCTATAGCAAGTATAACTTTAAGTCCACCCTTACCCATAGAAACATCTTGTCTTAACGATTTAATTTCTTTTTTCATTTCTTCTATGCTTTTTAAAATGTTATTCATTCGTTCAGCACAAAGTTTCTCATGGCTTGAAAGTCTTACACCTGTAGCGACTTCGCTAAATTCTTTTGGTGTAATCTTTTTTCTAGGCATTGTTATCTAGCAGTACAAGGGTTATCTCCCACTAAAGGTTCTTCGGCAAATGCCATGTAGATGTATGAAGCACCAGAAGCATTACACCAACCTGCACCACTCTCTCTAACCTTAAAACCATTAGAAAGTAAATCAATACCTTGTGTTTCGCTATATTCAACAGAACTGAGATTTGCATATAATACTTGGTCAGTTATATTTGCATTTGGAACATCTGCTCTTTTTGTATCTAAAATAACCCATTCTCCATAACTGTCAGTTCTTTTAACCATAAGCCAAGCAGGTTTAAATCCTGTATAAACAAATGTTCCATCAGCATTTGCATTACCAGTATAAGAACCAAACTTGTTGAAACCAGTTTTTTCTGCAAAACAGTAGGCTATAAATGGAGAAGTACCACCATTAACATCTCCACTTATTCCAAGTGAAAATACAGAAGATGTTGGCTCTGTATTATTAAACCTTTCAGAAGATGTATTTTCTGGGTCAGTTAAATTTAATTTTAAATTTTTTGTTGCACCTAATGATTTATGATAAACTAACCAATGTTCTGTATCGCCAGACCTTCTTTTAAAAATAATCATTGCAGGTGCTACACCTAAACCATGACCAACAGTAGCATTACTTCCTGTAGAAGTATAAGACACAATACTAAATCCACTTGTAGTATTAGCACTAACAGTTGAGGTTATGCTTCCATCTGTGTTTGATGTTGTTCCATTTGCACCAAGCCAATTCCAAGATGCGTAAGTGTTACCATTATTATTTTCTCCCCCACTACTTCCTAAAGTAAAACCATCACTATCAAAAGAAGTTAAAGAATTAGATACAGTTGATTCTTCAGCATTTGAATGAGATTGTAGTCTTTTAGTTACTCCTCTAATTGCATCAAACCAAATTGGATTATGACTATCATCTCTACATTTTAGCCAAGTTAAATCTGGTTGAAATCCAACACCTGTAATATTGTTAGTTGAACTATTACCTGTATAAAGTTTAGTATTAAAATAATCCGAAGGTTTTTTAATTGTAGTGTAAGCCATTATAAATTTAATCCTTTTGTTGATAAAGCAGTATAACCTGTTGGAACATCATATTCGAAAATTCCATTACCACTTGCGTTAGTTCCTGCACTAGCTACTGCTGTAGTTCCGAAGTAGCCATTGCCGAAGTTACATTCAGCACCAGATGAAGTTCCACCACTTCCATCTCCAACTGAAAAATAATAAAATCCTTCGTCTGTA